TCGACGATGAAGTCCTCGTCCTGCGCCTGGTCGAAGAAGTAATCCTCGACCTCGGCCCAGCTGGTGCGAAGCACGCCGCCGAGGACGGCAAACTCTTGTTCGATCTCGATGGTCTGAATGGTCATGGTCTTTCTCCTGTCTAACCCGCCAACAACTGGCAGGCTCACGCTCACAGTCTCTCCTGCGAACAGTGGCCGAGGCAGCATCGGGAGCCCCAGTTCGTCACCGAAGGCCGTAACGGAGTGAAGGAGGGCGAAGCCCTTGACGAGCTGAGCCCGCAGGGTCCGCGAAAACGCAGACCTTCTACCCGGAGAGCCACGCCCGCAGGGGCGGGGCGATACGCAAGGTAGTCCGGCCGCTAGGCCGGAGGTCTAAGTGAAGCGGAGGTCACTATGCTAAAGGAGGCCGCTGGGGGTTGCAGGGGAGAGTTCTGTGTGTGTGTTCACCCCTGCCTTCCACCGACGCGGATCAGCAAGCGGGATCGCTTGCCCGCGTCCGAGCGCGCGTCAGTTTAGGCCTACCAATCAAGGGCTAAGGACTAGTCCATTGACGCCCTTCCAAGGGCAAGGCTTCCTCGCGCGCGCACGCTCCTAACACCGCACTCACCCAAGGTTATCCCATGCTCCCTGTCCCCATGCCCGCCAGCAACGAGAGCAAGCAGCTCACAACCATGCAGCAAGCCTTCGTCGATGCCTTTGTCAGTAACGGTGGACATAAGGAACAAGCCGCTCTCGATGCTGGCTATTCGAGAGAGACCGCCCGCGTCCAAGCCTATGAGCTGCTTAGTAAACCACACGTCATGCAAGCCATCGTCAGCCGAACCATGAACGAACTGATCATGCAGTCACCGGTAGCTGTGCAACGCCTACATGACCTTATGGATGCGAAATCAGAGTATGTTCGGCTTCAGGCAGCACAGGATGTTCTCAACCGTGTTGGCATCAAGGCACCAGACCGTGTGGACCACAGAGTTCATGGCGATGTGACGGTGAACATCGATCTGAGCTGAGGGGGGAGGGGGTTGAAAACAGGGAGTGTGGGATTGCGAGGGGCCCACCACACGCAATTTTTCTCCCCAAGGTCCGCACCCCTTCTGATATTTTTTGGTGTGAGAAAGGTTCGAAGATGGGTTTGTCGTCGATGATGAAGTGGGAGGATCGGCAGCGGCTTCGAGCGATTGTGCGCCGGGTGCATCTTCGGTTTCTGCCTGAGAGCCTGCTCACGGATTATGAGTGCGACAAGCTGATTGACAGTTTCTCGGAGGAAGTGATCGAGGCGAACTTGAGGGCTGGGCGGGAAGTGGGGTTGGTGTCGTGAGGGGGATTGGGACGCCGCGCCGGCCCAAGCGGACGCAGACGGAGAATGAGAAGATCCTCTCGAACGTCTCGAAGTATATTGTGCCTGGTGGTGGTGCTGCTTGGGGTGGGATCACCGGGACGCTGGCGAGCCAGACGGATTTGAATGCGGCCTTGGCTGGAAAGCAGGCTGCGGGCAGTTATGCGGCTGCGTCACATGGTCATGTCATTGCCGATGTGACGGGGTTGCAGACTGCGCTCGATGGCAAGCAGGCGGCGGGCAGCTATCAGCCGCTGGCCACCGTGCTGACCAACACCACCGCGGCATTCACGACTGCGCAGGAAACCAAGCTCTCCGGCATCGCAACTGGCGCAACAGCCAACCAGACTGACGCTTTCCTCCTCAGCCGGGCTAACCACACCGGAACCCAGGCTGTCGGAACCATCACCGGCCTCGGCACCCTTGCCACCCAAAACGGCACCTTCTCTGGGACATCCAGTGGCACGAATACCGGCGATCAGACCATAACCCTGACCGGCGACGTCACCGGCAGCGGGACGAGTTCGTTTGCGGCAACGATCGCTAACGGCGCGGTGTCGCTGGCCAAGATGGCGAACATGGCGACCGGCTCCCTGATCTACCGCAAGACGGCAGGTGCTGGCGCGCCGGAAGTGCAGACCCTCGCCACGCTCAAGACCGACCTCGCGCTGGCCACTGTCGCCACTTCCGGCAGCGCGGCGGACTTGACCGGCAACCTTGCTGTGGCGCGGCTCAACAGCGGCACCGGGGCCAGTGCCTCGACCTTCTGGCGGGGGGATGGCACCTGGGCCACGCCGGGCGGCGGCGCTGATCCATGGACCTATCTCAAGCTGGGCAGCGACTTCGTGACCAGTAGCGCCACGGCGGTTGATGTGACGGGCCTTGCCTTTACGCCCGCCGCCAACACGCAATACGAGTTCGAGGCGCTGCTGCTGCTGCGCACGGCCACGGCCACGGTTGGCCCGCGTCCCGGTCTGGCCTGGCCCACTGGCGGCACGGACGGGGTGGCCGATATCGTCATGCCGACAAGCGGGACCGCGCAGGTGCTGGTGTTTGGCAACATCAACGCGGCCTTGCTGGCTGCTGTCGGTGGTCTGCCCAATACGACCCAGAGCTATCCGGCAAGGATCAGGGGTAACTTCATGGCCGGCGCCTCACCCTCCGGCACGGTAAAGGTCCAGATGGCCAGCGAGACGGGCGGCACCAACGTTACCGTCAAGACCGGCAGCTTCCTGCGGTATCGCATAATCTGACCTGTCCATTGCGGGCGGGGGACAGCTTTGGGATCAGGCGCTCTGCAAAGGAGATCCCTGATGGCTGGTTCGCAAATGATGGATATGGGCGGTGTGCCTGGTAACGCGGCCGCGGTGACGCCGAGCGATGCGACCGTGCTCAACTGCACTGGCCTCTATGTGGGCGGCGCTGGCAACGTGGTGGTCGAGACGCAGAACGGCGCGACCGTGACGTTCCCCTCGGTTCCGGCTGGCAGCTGGATCTGGCTCCAGATCAACAAGGTCAAGGCGGCTACGGCCGCGACCAATATCGTGGCGGTCTGGTGAGCCGGCGCTCTTTCCAGACTGTTCGGCGCACCACGGCCCGATTGAGCAGCATTGCGCCTGCTGACTACCTCGTCACCAACGACAGCGAACTAACCACAGTCCTTGCGCTCGGTGCGGCAACGCTGGCGGGCAAGACCGTGGCGATGGACGGTCTGTTTACCACGCCGAATTTCAACGTCTCACCCTCGTCCACCTGCACCTTCCGCAGCCTCAACTCAGGCTCGCCAGCGATCTTGCTCCGAGCCAAGGGTGCAGGCTGCGGTAACCTCTACTTCCGCGACCTCAAGTTTGTCACCGACTGTTGGGCTGACAATGGATCGTCGAACAACGCTTTTTCGGCTTGGGTTTACAACAGTGGGACTTTCGGAGACAACACGTTCTACAACTGCACATTCCGGGGTGGCTACGGCGGCCCGGGATCAACTGGTGCAGTCTACACCAACGACTTCAACCCAACTGCGGTCTACCCCGAATACGCCTGTATTGTGCCGACCTTCACGGCGGGCGCGATCACGGCGGTGGCCAGCACTAGCCCCAACAACTACGTCGGCGGTTTGCTCGCGGACGGGACCGGGTATGCTTGGTCGGTAAACACTAATACGTCGACCAACGGCAATGTTACGTGGACTGTCCCAGCTACTGGGACGTTCGATGTCGTGTCGGGCTTTATCACCAACATCATCATCACCAACGGCGGCGCGTCGAACGCAGGAACCAACCCGGGTCTCGCCACGCAGGTTAAGACCATCACTTGGGCCGCACAGCGACCGTTCTACACCATCACTGCCGGGGCTGTAACATCTTCCGGTGGGATCAGCTTCACCGGGCGTCAGCTATTCTACGGCTGCACCTTCACCGACCTCAAGGACGGCCTCAAGTTTGGCGTCAGTTCGCCGGGGTATGTCGACGTGCAGTGGTGCACTTTCGACCGTATCTACCACGACAGTATCGCACTGTTTATTCCTTCGGCCAGTACGGCAGTTGGTTTCTCGATCACGGATAACTTTTTCACCCGTCCGATGGCACGCGACGGCGACCCCTTCGACCCGCACTCGGATATCATCCAGTTCTTCACCGCCGATACGATCTCCTCGAACTGGCCGAACGTCACCATCGAGCGCAACGTCTACGTCAATGGCAACACCCGTGGGTATGCTCAGGGCGTCTTCATGGAGAGCAACGACGCGTCGCGGCGCTACACTAATCTTCGTGTGGTCGGGAACCTTATTCTGTCAGAGGCGATGGTGAACCAGCTTGCCCTCGGCAACACCGACGGTGCTTACGTCTACCGCAACACCTTCGTACGCTTCGTGCCGGATGATGCGGACAATACCGCGACGATCTCCACAGCCCGCTACAACACCAACTGCACGGCAATCGGCAATAGCTACATCGCCAAGAACTTCGCGGAGACCTTCACTACCAGCGGGGTTGTCGTCACCAGCGGTAATGTCACTCTGACGCCGAGCAGTACGGCGGACTACGAAACCAAGTTCACGGCTGTCCCCACAACGGCGGGGGGCGCGGGGTCTTGGCCTTCGACCAAGTCTGCGGCACTGGCCGCCTTCGCTCCAGAAGTCGCCTTCGCTGGGACCGGCGCAGGGGGTTCGGATGGTTACCTAGATTACACCAACGGTACGACCGACCTAACCAAGGAGCCAGTGTTCACAGCCTTCGTCGACCTGTCTGGGCAGACGCCGTCATCGAGCGTGTCATCGAGCTGGGTTCAGCTTATGGGCGGGCCTTCGACTGGTTCGATCTCCATCACGGGCGGGACGTACCAATTCGCGGACGACGCTGCGGGCACCAACGCTACGGTCGCAACCTCGGCTAGCGGTACCTATACTCGCGGCAAGTTTATCCGTTTGAATGTCACCAACTCGGCGTCTGGCCTGACCACCACGACCGCTACGGTGACGCTGCAAGGGACTGGCTCTGCGGCCAGCCAGAACTATTCGTTCAACTCCGTGACGGCTTCGACCTTCGCCCGCCCGGTGGTGCTGCTCGACACGGCTACTCCTGACCTGTTCCGGGCAACCGGCGCGACTACGATGGGTAGCGATGGCTTCCTTGGCACGATTGCCATCTGGGGTCTCAAGGTTAACGGCGCACCTTCTGCACAGACGCAGATTTTCAACGTCTCGGCGGGTTCGGCCACGGTCCAGATCGCTATCGACGCGACCAGTGGCAGCCTGCGAGTAAACCTGCGTAACGCGGCGGTTACTACGATTGCGCAGATCATGAGCGCCAGCTTCTCGAACAACGTGGCGCATGACGTTCTGATTAGCTTCGATACCAGCGACACAACGGTCGGCACAGGGCTGCACTGCTACGTCGACGGGGTGCGCGTTACTTCAGGGCACACATGGGCTGTTGGCTCGCAGGTTGGCTACAGCCGCTCGATGACCAGCTACCAAGTCGGTCCCGGCGCTACGCAGAAGGACTACGAGATCGCGGGGCTGTATATCAACACGACCCAGCGCGTGGACTTCACCAACTCGACCAACCGCTCGGCATTCACGCTCGACCCAGCTGTGATGGGCCTCGACGGCTCGACCCCAACTGGAACGCAGCCGCGCTTCTTCTTTGTCGGCAAGGCGGCGCAGTGGAATGACGCGGCGGGGATCAACTTCGGCTCTGGTGCCAAGTTCATCAAGGTCGGCTCGGCAGCGGCGGCGGATGTGTCCGGCGATACTTGGGTCTAATGAGCCTCAACTACAAACCGCCCGGGCCTACTGCCAAGGCTTTCATGCTGTCGTCCTCGTTCTTCCGGGGACTGCGCGGCCCGGTGGGTTCGGGCAAGTCGGTGTGCTGCTGCGTCGAAATGTTCCGCCGCGCTACCCAGCAAGCACCGGGGCCGGACGGTAAACGCAAGACCCGCTGGGCGGTGATCCGCAACACCAATCCGCAGCTCAAGACCACCACGATCAAGACCTGGCTCGACTGGTTTCCCGAAGATGTGTGGGGCAAGTTCAACTGGTCGCCGCCGTTCACGCATCATGTGCGCAAGGGCGACATTGACATGGAAGTGATCTTCCTGGCGCTCGACAAGCCTGAGGACGTGAAGAAGCTGCTATCGCTCGAGCTGACCGGCGTGTTCATCAACGAGGCGCGCGAGGTGCCCAAGGCGATTGTCGATGCCTGCACCATGCGCGTCGGCCGCTTCCCTTCGATGAAGGATGGTGGCCCCACGTGGTATGGCGTGATCGCCGACACCAACGCGCCGGACGAAGATCACTGGTGGCCGATCATGGCCGGCGAAGCACCGGTGCCTGATCACCTGAGCCGCGAAGAAGCGCTGATGATGATCAAGCCCGACACCTACGAGTTCTTCACCCAGCCGGGCGGGATGGTCCCGGTCAAGGACGAGGAGGGGATCATCACCTCCTACCAGCTCAACAAGCGCGCCGAGAACCTGCACAACCTGACGCCGGGCTATTACCCTGATATCATCAAGGGCAAGGGCAAGAACTGGATTGCGGTCTATGTCCTCAACGAGCTTGGCTCGCTGTCGGATGGCAAGCCGGTTTACAACGACTTCGACGAAGCGACCCATGTGGCCAAGGAGCCGCTGATTGCCGCGCCGGGGATCCCGATCGTCATTGGCATCGACTTTGGCCTGACGCCCAGCGCGATATATTGCCAGAACGTGCGGGGGCGCTGGCTAGTCCTGCGCGAGCTGGTGGCGCAGGATATGGGCGCAGCCAAGTTTGCCGACCTCTTGAAGCGCGACATGGCGCAGAACTTCCCCGGCGTGCCGATGGAACGCTTCCAGATCTGGGGCGATCCAGCTGGCGACTACCGCGCCCAGACCGATGAGACGACCCCGTTCCAGGTGCTGCGCACCGCAGGGATCAAGGCCCGGGCCGCACCGACCAATGATCCTTCGCTGCGCATCGATGCTGTGACTGCACCGCTGACCCGCATGGCCGAAGGCAAGCCTGCCTTCCTGCTTGATCCCAGCTGCGTGATGCTGCGCCGGGGCTTTGCTGGCGGCTACTGCTACAAGCGAATGCAGGTTTCAGGCGCTGAACGTTACGACGACCGGCCCGACAAGAACAAGTATTCGCACCCTCACGATGCGCTGCAATACGCGCTGTGCGGTGGGGGCGAGAGCCGCAAGCTGCTGGTTGGCGACACTTCGAACGCCAAGCCGGTCGTGGCGCGCAAGTCGTTTGATGTGTTGGGCTGGCGGCAAACCTCCAGGCGGCGGCAGACTAGTCCATTGTGACAGCGGC